CTGGTATTTTAGCATCACAATATAATACAGCTTTTAATCAACCAACAGGAACTTATACAGATAAGCAGGGATATTATATTGTTCAAGGTGATGTCGCCTATGCAAGAAATACTGGACATCCAATGGTATATGGTTGCACAAATTCTACTAAAATTTATCCATATACCGCAAATGAACCATCGCTGATTCTTCCAGGATATGGATTTTTAAATGAAGTAGATAAGTATAAAACAAAAACATATGAAATGTGGCTAAGGATAAATTCTTCTACATTATCAATGAAAAGAATCATGGGTCCAGTTTTTGGAAATGATGGATTATATGTTGATGCAGCAAACCTAATTCTTAAAGTAGGAACATATTTTATTTCACATTATGTTGGTGAATGGGATAGACTAATGCTTGTTCAAATAATAACATCTAAGGATGGCATTCAAATGTTTCTTAATGGTGATGTTATTGGAAATATTTCTTACGCTGTAAAGGACATACCTTTTTCTGAATATTATTATCCAACAACCTTAGATAATAAAATTATTAACTCTAATTTTGAAAATCATAACTCGGGTTGGGGAACAAGAAATGGTTCAAATGCTCGTTCTACTGGTGATTCTTTTATAGGGTCTGCATCAATTCTTTATACTGTTGGCTCTACTGGAACAACTGGTGGTATTAATACAGTAACAACCCCAACAACAGTTGCTATTACTGCTGTTACTCCAAGTTCTCCATCTGTTGGATATGTAAAATATACAGGAAATAATATTTATTCCGTAGGCGATACTGTAACAACTTCTCTGCTTGCACCAGCTGGATATAATGGAACATTTACTGTTACTGAAGCAACAGAGACATATTTTGTTGTTGCTAATGCTACAACTACAACCGTAACAGATGGTGTAGGTTCTTCTTCATCTACAAGCACAAAACTAATTCCAATTTCTCCTGGAAATACATATACATATTCTATCTATATGAAAGATGTAAATACAGGAAAACAATATAACAATGTAATAGATTATTATAACTCATCGCTAGGTTTGATTTCTGGAAGCTCATCTATTGGACCAGCAACAACAATTTCGTCTTCAGATTGGACAAGAGTAACTTATACTTTTACAGTTCCAGAAACTGTTGGAACATCTCCAACTGTTCCAGCATATGCAAGACCTTATACATATTCAAACACAACATTTGCAGTAGGTGATTCTGGAAAAACTGTGTATTATGATGGGGCATTATTCCAACAATCTACATTAGCTAATCCATATGTTTATAAAACACCAGCATCAAATATAGAACAAGACTGGATAGGCTTTTATGCTCATTCCGATGTTTCATTAGAGGTATCTTGTGTTGCTGTATATAATTATGGAATTACAAAATCAACAGCTTTATCTAGATTTTCTTATGGTCAAGCAGTAGGTTTTCCAAAAGATGTAGTATCTGCTTATTCTGGTTCAGCAATTGTTCCAGATTATACTCTTGCAAAATATGCTAATAATCAAAATTATGGAGTGTCACAATCTAATACTTGGAAAAGTGCAGTAACAAATAATAATTTTATTATAGACAAGGATACACTTTCAACACCAAATTATACTTTGCCAATAATTGAGATAGAACCATCTAGCACATTAACTCAAACAGATATGCTAAATGCATTATCATCAATTAATGCAACGTACTTTGACCTTCAACCAAACAGTACTTGGAACGGAATAGAGTCAAGAATATCTTTTAACAACTTTAAACAAATTTCAAATGATATTGATATGTTCTATACAGTATTTGATAAATCAGAAAATAACACAGACACTAAGCAAATTATTTTTCAAATTGTAGATATAAATAAACCTAAAAATTATTTAGAAGTATCTATTTTAAACAATACTCTTGGATATTATTTTTACTACAATTCAGATACCGCTTCAACGCTTGCAACTTTTAGTGCATCATCACTAAACACTAAATATGCAGCTGCAATAAATATTACAAATTTAGTTACAAAAAATTCAAATTTTTCAAAGTTTTTTGCCAATAGAGAAAATCTAAAAATTTATGTTGGCGGTTCAAAAGATTTTACAGACGACCAAACATTTACTGGAAAAATATACAGAGTTGGTTTTGGCGATTTAAGAAACTATGGCAAGGTATCTTCATCATTTAATCCTGATGGATACTATTCAACTATAACAGCAGGAAACTTAAACACACACATTGCAAATTATACTCTTTTATTAAATAATGGTTGGAGTGGACAATCATTTATGGATATTGCAGTAAATTCATATTGGCAAGATATTGTTCCTCTAAGTCGTCTTGCAAAAACGGTAGATGGTCAGTATAGACTTGATTACCTACAGTTTAATGTTGACTATCCAAATCAAATAGATGCTACAAGTGCAGATACTAAAACATATCTAACTTTTCAAACTGGCGGAAACCCAGATATCACAACATTTGCAAACACAACAATTGTTGGAACAGATAGATATCTAAATATTACTAGTGCTTGGACAAATACTAAATATCAAGTAACTGATGGAACAGTTGTATACATACCAACAAATGTTTCATCTAGTACATTAACGCTAGGAATTCATATAGAAACAAACAGTCCTGGAGTTATTATGAATCCGACCAACATAAGACATTTACAAATTGCTGCACAAGCAATTGGTTCAAGTACAACAATTGGAACAAACGGAGATGAACTTATTTCTTTTGGAGCAGGAAATAATCCTATACTTATTTCTAAGTCTAATGACCCATATTACTATTTAACATCACAGTCTGGATTTAGGGTGGTAGGAACAAATGCATCAACTAGGGGATATTATTCAAATATAAATAAAGACAAGTATGATGATTTTAGTATTGGTGCTATTCAATTTTCAGCAAAGTTTCCATTAACACAATTTGCAAATACTGAAACATTAATGTTTGAATTAGAAAATGTTGATGATTCAACGAAGGTAAAGTTTTATGTAATTGGAGAAACATCAGCTTTGACTAGAGGTAGAATTTATGCCAAAGACCAATCTGGAGCAGTATACACAAGCTTAAAGTATTATCTAAATGGTGTAGAGGTAGATAGAGCGATTGTTTCTGTAGATGAATGGTTTATGCTAGGCATTAAGTTTACAACTGATTATAGCCTTAACTCAAAAGCTGGAAAGTTTAACTTCTCTGGTAAACAATTAATAAATCATTTTGAGTATTTTCAACCAAACTCAAGTCAAAGAAATTCACCAATATACATATATCCAAAATGGATTAATGTTAGATATTCTGCAACTGCATCAAAAATATGGAATGACTATACTGCATTAACTTGGCAAGATGTGGCAACAAGTCCAGCAACATCAGTATTTGTTGGTACAAACCCATCAAATATTCAGGAAGTATTTTCAGGAACAGGTAAAAATATTGTTGGCAACGATTATAACTATCCATATCTAATACCACAATCGTTCTCATATAGAGCATTTATGGCAATAGAGACTACCACATCTGACGCAATACTTCTATAATATGGTATACTATTGGTATGAGAAAACCAGAACAAGAACCAATGGACGCTATGGAAAGAGCGTTAGCTAGTGCTAAAATCCAAGTAATTGAAAAAAACTATGACTGGGGTCTATATGTTTGGATTAGAGAAAATGGCAAGCCATTTCTTGATGAAGATGGAAATATCCTAAACATACCTTCTAAAAAGAATGACCCAGCACAAATTGCAAAACTTAAAGATGCAGCAACATATTGGGGAGAGCCAAATGGTAAACCAATATTTTATCCTGGTCTTGGAAGAATTTCAGACGAAGAGCACAGTGAGCAGATAGACAGAATGAAACAAGGCTTTATTCCAAACCTAAATGACCTTGGTGCTGTACAGGCAGCGAAAGACACAATTGCCCTATACGGAGATGAAGAATAATGGAAGAATACGAATACAGAATTCCTGCATCGCTATCAGAACTTGAAGAAGAGCGTAACCAGTTTACAGAACAAGACCCATTTAATAAAACCTGGGATGATGTAAAAGCCTTTAATGGTCTAGATACAAATTTTAAAAGAAGAACTACTCGTTCATTTACTAAGGCAGAGCCAACAGCACAATATATTGATAGTGCTATGGGAATTAGTTCTGGTATTGGTGGAGCACAGTCAAAAGAGATTAATCCAGGAACAGTATTTAGAAATGCCTACGGTCTATTTGACGTAATCACACCACCCTGGAACCTATTTGAACTTGCAAACTACTATGATACATCATTTGCTAACCACGCTGCCATTGATGCAAAAGTAGAAAATATTGTTGGTCTTGGCTATATGTTCCAAACCACTCGCAGAACTATGATGATGTTAGAATCATCAAACAATGAATCTGCTACAGAAAAAGCTCGCAAGCGTATCGAACGAGCCAAGGTAGAAATGAATGACTGGCTAGAATCACTAAATGATGAAGACTCATTCACAAACACTATGATGAAGGTATACACAGATGTTCAGTCAATGGGTAATGGATATCTTGAAATTGGTAGAACCACCACAGGAGAGATTGGCTATATTGGTCACATTCCTGCTGTAACAATGCGTGTTCGTAGACTCAAGGATGGATACGTTCAGATTATTGGAAACAAAGTTGTTTACTTCCGTAATTTTGGAGCAACCAATGCAAACCTAATTACTGACGACCCACGCCCAAATGAAATTATTCACTTCAAGGAATACTCGCCACTAAATACATACTATGGTGTTCCAGATATTATTTCTGCAATTACTGCACTACAAGGTGACCAGTTGGCTTCACAGTATAACATTGATTACTTTGGCAACAAGGGTGTTCCTCGCTACATCATTACTCTAAAGGGTGCAAAGCTATCGTCTGATGCCGAAGACAAGATGTTTAGATTCCTACAGACAAGTCTAAAGGGGCAGAATCATAGAACACTATATATTCCACTACCAGGAGATACAGAAACCAACAAGGTTGAGTTTAAAATGGAACCTGTTGAAAATAGTGTTCAAGAAGCTTCATTTAATGAATACAGAATTCGTAACCGTGATGATATTCTTGTTGCTCACCAAGTTCCACTTTCAAAAATTGGTGGTGGCGATGCAGGAGGAGTTGCAGCAGCATTAGCACAAGACCGAACATTCAAAGAGCAGGTAGCAAGACCAGCACAAACATCACTAGAAAAGATGATTAATAGAATAGTAAAAGAAAAGACAGACCTTCTAGAATTTAAGTTTAATGAACTTACACTTACAGACGAAGTTGCTCAGTCACAAATTCTTGAGCGTTATGTTAAGACTCAAATTATGGTTCCAGATGAAGCTCGTGAAATTCTTGGTCTTGCACAAAGACCAGATGGAGATGGAGCAACTCCTATGGAACTTACCTCAAGACAAGCAACTGATGCTCGTGCTAACCTAGCAGGTAACAGAGCAAGAGATGCAGAACGAGCAAATAATGCTTCTGATAGCACAACCACCACCACTGGAAGAAATGCCCAGGGTGAAGGTAGAGCTTCAAATTAAAAGTGTGTTACAATAGAATAACAATACCTATAAAAAGGGTATATAATTAAGGTAATATGACTATTCAAAAAGCTCATTGGGATACCGATGGCGATAATGTTCGCTTGTCGATGCCATTTAATAAAGTAGATAAAGAGAGGCGTATCGTCTCTGGCTTTGCCACACTTGACAATGTTGACAGACAAAATGATATTGTCACACCAGAAGCCTCCATGAAGGCATTCCAAAAATTCCGTGGAAACATCCGTGAAATGCACCAACCTGTAGCTGTTGGCAAGATGGTTTCCTTTAAAGAAGATAAATATTTTGACCCAGAAACAAAGAAGATGTATTCTGGTATTTATGTATCTACATATATTTCAAAAGGTGCTCAAGACACTTGGGAAAAAGTTCTAGACGGAACTCTTTCTGGTTTTTCTATTGGTGGCAAAATGAATAAGTATGATACTGCCTATAATGAAGAAGTTTCAAAAAAAGTTCGTATTATCAAAGACTATGACTTAATGGAACTATCTCTTGTAGACACACCTGCAAATCAATTTGCAAGTATTCTTTCTGTTGAAAAGGTAGATGGAGTTGATGTTTTCAAAGGTGAAAGCGTTGACACAATTATCGAAAATGTATTCTGGGATTCTGAGTCAGGACTAGTTTTGCTTTCAGAAAAAGAAACAGAGGTAAGCCCAACAACTGGGGTACCTATGCAGAACATTGGTTTCGTTGAGAAAAATGATAACGAAAAAACAGAAATGCTAAAGTTCTTAGTTGATAGTGCTAAAGGCATTAATGTTACTAAGATAAATAAGGAGAATGATAACATGGCAAACGAAATCGTAAATGAAGTAGTAGCCGAAGTCGCTCCAGAGGCAGAAGTTGTAGTTGACGCTCCTGCTACAGAAGAAGTTGTTGAGACTGTTGTTGCAGAAGAAGCCATCGAGGCTCCTATTGTTGACGCAGACCCAGCCATTGTAGAAGAAGTTGTAGAAGAAGTTGTCGGAGAAGATGCAGCAATTGCTAAGTCTGTTACCGAACTAGCTTCAACCGTTACAACAGCCTTTAGCGACATCACAGCAATTGTCAAGTCACTAGCAGATGCTAACACAGCACTAGTTAACGACATGGCAGAACTTAAAAAGTCACTTAATCTTGTATCAGCAAAAATTGAAGATGCAGAATCAGACTTTAACAATTTCGGAAAACGAATTGACGCAGTAGAAGCAGATACCGCTTTCCGTAAATCTGGAGACCTCAGTGAGGTTCTACAGCATCAACCAGAACAGGTTGAGAAATCCCTATGGGGCGGAAGTTTCCTCAAAACATCCGATTTGTTTAGATAAATCAAATTCACTAGGAGGTGAAAATTATGTCGGAAGAAATTATTATTAATAAAAACTATCCAGGTTCAGGTGGTTACACTGCAGCAGAAGTAAATGCTCAGGGTGGCTTTGCATCTGGAAACATTGGTGGTGTAACAAGCCCAGGTCTTTCAGTCCTTGGTAACATCCCAACAGCTCAATATGGTGTGACAACTGGTTCTAACGCAGTTGACCCATCACGTGAGCTAAACCCAACATTCGCTGGTGCTGGTATTCTACGTCCTGAACAGGCTCGTAGATTCATTGAGTACGTTTGGGATGGTACCGTTCTTGCAAAAGATGGTCGTCGTGTCACAATGCGAGCCAACATCATGGAACTTGAAAAGGTTAACGTTGGTGAGCGTGTTATCCGTGCTGCCAACCAAGGTGACCCAACCTACACAAACGCTGGTGCTACATTCAGCAAGGTTGAACTTACTACCAAAAAGATTCGTCTTGACTGGGAAGTATCATCCGAAGCTCTTGAAGACAACATCGAAGGTGCTGCTCTTGAAGACCACCTAGTTCGTTTGATGACACAGGCTTTTGCCAATGACATCGAAGACCTAGCAATCAATGGTACAGGTACAGGTGCGAACAACTTCCTTAACATTCTGGAAGGTTTCGTAAGCCGTACAAAGACTGATGGTTGGGCACACGAATACGTTGCTACAGTTGCTAACAACGCATTCACACCAGAAGTACTACAGCAAGTTGTTGACCGCCTACCACGTAAGTATCGTGCTCTAAAGACTGGTCTAAAGTTCTACGCAGGAACTTCAGCATTCCAGGGCATTGTACGTCAGAATGGTACCGCTGCAAACAACATTTGGTCATACGAATATCGTAACGCTTACTTGGATGGTAACAACCAGGTTCTAGGCGATGCTCGTACTACTCGTGTACTAGGTATTCCTGTCATGGAAGTTCCTTACTACCCAGAAGGCTTCGTTGACCTTACCTTCCCAAGCAACCGTATTTGGGGTTTCCAGAGAGACATCACTGTAAACCGCTTCTACGTAGCAAAGAAGGACACCATTGAATACACCGTATTTGTACGTTTTGGTATTCAGTGGGAAGAGCAGGACGCTATCGCATACGTTGACAGCGACTCAATCGACTCAAGCCTATAATCTTGAGTTAACCCATTTAAGGGGACAGAGGCTTCGGCTTCTGTCCCTTTTTTGGTTCATTAATCTGTTATAATATAATCGGAGGAATAATGTCAGAAGAAAAAATCACCCAGGTTGAAAAAACCGCAAATGAATTTGGTATTTCTGTTTCAAAAATTGAAGCGGTAGAAGAAGGCAATGTAGTAATCACCATACCAAAGAAAAAGACTAAGCCAAAGGCTTCAGCAGAAGCAGTAATAAATGACACTATTGGTGCCACTATTGAAAAAGAAGAACCTAAAAAGGAAGCACCTAAAAAACAAAAAGTTGCACTATATTCTAGTAGAAATGTTTTTTGGGAAGGTGTAGGAGAAGTTCAGCGTGGTTACAATTTTGTAACACCAGAACAGGCAGATATGTGGGTTACAAGAATTCACATTAGGATTGCCACACCAGATGAAATTAAAGAGGTTTTTGGTAATTAATGGAAATCATTAAGGTAAATTCTGGAACAACACAAAGCACAACAGGCTGGACATACAAAAATTTTGCAACAAATAAATTTGTATTTACAATAGATTTTCCAGATAGCTTTAGTGGGTCTACTGCATATTTGGTAGTAACAGATATGCTTGACTTTAGTATTGTTTATGAAATAGGTTGGACTAGGGCTTCATTTAATGGAATTGATGTTGTTGTTCCACTTAAATATGATGCAGACTATAAGGTTCAGGTTTATTCTGGAACAAGTGCTATTCCAAGTAATTTATTTTTTGAGGACTACTACGAAGTTCGTAGACCATATGTAGACCCCACCACAAAATCAACAGTAGCAAGTGAAGTAGCCAAATATAAAGACCAAGAAGCACTAGCACGAGCAATTGTTGACTCTATTGTTACAGATGGATTTTATTATAAAAGACACCTAATTAATACTCTTGGTTTAGGTAATGATTATCTTGCTGTTTGGGATAACCTAAAAAGAGTTATTGCTTTATATGAAAACAATGTTCTTGTTTATAAAGATGAAGACAATATTGAAATTACAGGATTTTGGGATGCTAACCCACCCTCAAATAGCAATCTTGGTCTAAAAACACTTAGTAAGTTAGATTATTCTGTAGGAGATATTGTTACAATTCAAGGTTCAACCAATCTTGACGGAACATATACTATATATGAATTATTAGAAAATGCTGGATTGTATGGACTTAGACTTGCAGGTAAAACTATAACATCTGCACAAGTTTCTGCAGAGGCTAAATTTGGTTCTGTTAAAAAATATTGGACATCTCAATATGTATTCACGCCAGACCAAACTGCATTAACCTTAGACTATACTGGTGAAATAAATAGAAGAGAATCAACTCCATCAATTTTTCCAGCTGGTTCCTCAGACTATATTGGTCTTATGTACGGTGGTCGTGGATTTGCTGCTGGTAACGACTATACAATTATTGGTGAAGATGGATACCTAATGGTCCCATCTGACATTAAGAGAGCAACTGAAATGATTATTGACGACATTGAATGCGGAAGACTTGACTATTATAAAAGATACATCAATGCCTACAATACTGACCAATTTGATGTTAAGTTTGATACTGCTGTTTTTGAGGGAACAGGAAATATTCTTGTAGATAAGATTTTATCTAAATACTTCAAGACTATTACTCACCCAGGGGTGTTGTAATGGCAATATGCGAAACCACAGATTTTTTATTTCCAATGCTTGCAGATGTTTATTATCCAATAGTTGAGCAAGGTGCTTATGGAGATGTAAAAAGAAACTGGGTATTAGATAAAAGTATTTCATGTGCATTTGTTGCTAGTGGTTTAAAAAATAAAAAAGATATTCAACCAGATGCTAAACTAAATATTGATAATGCTTTAAATGGTAGGGTAAGAACCGATATAAGATTTTCAAGTGAAGACGAAAGAAATGCTCTTACAAATATTCTAATAACTAATATTAGAGATAAGAATAGTAATGTTATTTATTTAGAAACTTCTGGTTCACGTTCTGGACAGCCAACAATATTTGAACTTGCAACATTTGAGCCAGTGGTTGGTCCATTTGGAAGTGTAGAGTATTATAAAATAATTGTTAAACGTTCAGAAAATCAAGGAACAGACATATGATAACAGTAAAATTTGATGATAAAAATTTATTTAGAGACATTATGAATATTGCAGAATATTCAAATGGATATGTTGATGGTGCTAAACTAGGTAAGACAAAATTTTTAAATGAACTTGGTGCTAGTGCAGTAGAAATAGCAAAACAATTTATTGATACTAATGCAAAACTTGACCCACAAAGACTACATCATGTTTATGAATGGTATATGACTGGAAGCCCAGAAGCAAGACTATATGATATTGACTATACTCTTACATCTAATAATCTTGTTTTTACATATTCATTTAAACAATCACAATCTATAAGCAGAGGTTCTACTACACCATTTTTTAATAAAGCAGAAATTATGGAAAAGGGAATTCCAATTACTATTAAACCTAAAAACTCAAGTGTTCTTGTATTTCAAAATGGTGAAGAAACTATCTTTACGCCCAATCCTATTCAAATTAATAAACCAGGTGGAGAAGTTCAGGGACAATTTACCAATGTTCTTGATATGTTTTTTAATAGATACTTTACTCAATCTTTTTTGCAAGCATCTGGAATTGCATATAATTTAGAAAATCCAGCAGAATTTCACAAACATTTAAAAAAGAATGCCAAGCGTTCAGAGGGTGTTAAAGCAGGGTATAATTGGATAGTAGGAGCAATCAAATGACAGCAACATCTATATTAAATACACCAATGCTTTGGGTAAATCATTACCTTCAAGAAAAGTTAGAGGCATTGGGATTTAACTCTATACCATTTTTCCCAACAACACCATCTACCATTGACAACTTAACATCAAGTTTTCCAGAAGGTGGAATTATGTGTACATATGACAGACTTATTCGTATGCGTAGAAAACCATTTCCACACATTAAATGTGAACAAGCTTTGTATTATTTTTATGCCACAGCAGAAAACTCAGTTGTCAATATGATTAAGATTACAGAAAAAATTCTAAGACTAATGGACCGTGAAGACGAAACTGCAGAAGAAATAAATAAATGGCAAAAAGATAAAGGTTCTATTACCGTAGAGGGAGAAACCATTCAGCCAAACTTTTATTTTCATAGCTTTAAGGTATATCAGTTAGAAGAGGTCAGGGATGTCATTGATTTTGGCACTGCTCGGACCTATGGTGGTAATAAAATTATAATTGAATTTGATTACCATATGGTTATTCAAGACTCAATTTAATCATAAACGCAAGTTATACTTATATTGAGGAAACAATCAGCACCATAAATTCCATAAGAAATAAGAGGTGAAAAAATTATGGCATATCAAAGAGGTACAAGCTCCAACATTATCGTTGGTGCAGCAGCACTTTACGCTTATGAATCAGGCGAAATGGCTTACTCAAACCTACCAGCTGCATCATCAGATGCATCTTATAGAGAAACTCTGAGCAACAACACCAGCTTCCGTAACGTAGGTTACACTAGCAATGGTATTGACCTTACATTTGCTCCAGATTTTGGTGAAGTAAGCGTTGACCAGGTTCTTGACGTAGCTAAACTCTACAAGCAGGGCATGACAGTTAACCTTAACACAAGCTTTGCAGAGGCTACCCTAGAAAACTTGCTTCTTTCCTTGGCTCGTCCAAGAACAGATGCATTCGTTTCAAGTGGTACTGGTGGTCTAACTGGAGAGGACACTCTACAATTATCCGCTGGAGACATCGGTGACTGCCCAATCGAACGTGGTTTGGTTGCGGTAGGACCAGGAACTGGTGACTGTGCAGTAGGAAGCACAATTGAACGTATTTACGTTGCATATCGTGCAATTTCTATTGACAGTGTTACTGTATCCGCAAAACGTGATGCAGCAACAATGTTCGACGTTTCATTCCGTCTACTTCCTAATAACTCAGGAACATACGGAAGAATTGTAGACCGCACACTCGCAGCAGGTAACAAGACTGGCTATCCAACATCTAACGTTACTAGCGATTCATTCTAAAAATAACTTAATAGTTGAGGCTCCCCTAACTTCGGTTGGGGGAGTTTCTTTTTGCTATAATAGATACATGGCTACTAAAATATATGAATCAGGATTTATACAATTAATTGATGGAACAGTTTTACACATTAATCCACTCAAGATAGTTTATCTTAGAGATTTTATGGATGAATTTTCCAATTTTGGAAAAGCTCAATCAGAAGAAGAAACAATGGATATTTTACTTATTTGTGGAGCAATCGCAATGAGACAATACCATCCACAAATAGCAACAAAAGAATTGCTAGAAGACTCAATAGATATGGATACTTTATATGACCTACTAGATTTTTCTGCAGGTATTCAGTTAAAGAATAAAGAAGAAACACAAGATACTCCACAGAAACAGGTATCAGACAATCCACCAACATGGGAAAATATGGACTTGGCAGCACTTGAATCAGAAGCATTTTTGCTGGGTATTTGGAAAGACTATGAAGAATTAGAATCCTCATTATCATTACCAGAACTAATGAGTACACTAAATGCTAAGAGAGACGCAGACTATGCTGAAAAGAAATTTCTTGCTGCTATCCAGGGTGTAGACCTAGATGAACAATCTGGTAAAAATAATGAACCAGATGCATGGGAATCAATGAAGGCTAGAGTATTTAGTGGTGGAGCAACAAGTGACCCAGATGATATCCTAGCACTACAAGGAACAAATGCACAAAAAGCTGGATTCGGTATTGGTATGGGACTAGCTTATGAAAAGTGGGACTAGTCAATCTGTTTTATGTTATAATTGTTTATAACCTATAGGAGGCAAAATGGCAACCACCATTAACGAAGCAAAAGAAATCACTCTGCCAGATGGAACAGTTATTACTGTACGTCCACTCAAAATTTCTCTTCTACGTGACTTTATGAAAAAATTCACAAGCATTGAAGAAGTTGCAGAAGATAACGATAAATCAATGGATATCCTCATGGAATGCGTAAGCATTGCAATGCGTCAGTACAAGCCAGAATTGGCTGAAGACCCATCAAAGCTAGAAGATATTTTAGACCTACCAACCGTATATCAAATTATTGAAGAAGCATCAGGCGTAGCCCTAGGCGGAACTCAATTTATCGGTGGTAAAAACTAATAAAAGAGGTAATAATGAATGTCTGATTTCGAGTCCAAAGTAAGAATTGATATTGATGCTAGTCAAGCACTAGCACAAATCAAACTTCTTCAAAGACAGATTTCAGACTTTCATTCCTCAATGGCTAAGGGTAGTGCTACAGCCAATCTAAAATCACTACAAATGCAACAATCACTAGTTGACACAATTAATGCAACTGGTCAATATTCAGCACAGATGAAAACTGTTGCATCATCCACTCAAGCTTTTACAACATCACTTGAAAAGAATAAATTATCTCTAAACCAGTATTTTAAGTATGCTGGTGGTGCTTCCAGAAGCTTTGGTAAATTCTTTAAAACAGAAATGGATACCATTCAAAAAGTAGCCATTGAAAGAGTCAAGGACCTACAGACTCAATATATTAAAATGGGTCGTGATGCAAATGGTGCTCTTAAAACAATTGCTGTTAGACCACTTGCACTTGACATGGAAAACCTGTCAACTAAAACACAGATTGCTGCACAAAAGCAACAACTTCTAAACCAACTATTAAAACAAGGCTCTACTAATCTTCTAAATTTTGGTAAGAATACTCAATGGGCAGGTCGCCAGCTTATGGTTGGTTTCTCTATTCCACTTGGTATTCTTGGAGCATCCGCTGCTAAAACATTTATGGAAATGGAAAAGCAAGCAGTTTCATTTAAGCGTGTTTATGGAGATACATTCACAGCATCTGCTGAAACAGATAAGATGCTTAAACAGGTCAAAGACCTAGCATCTGAATTTACTAAATATGGAGTTACAGTAGAAAAAACTATGGAGTCTGCTGCTAAAGCAGCTGCTACTGGTAAAATGGGGGCAGACCTACTTGCTCAAGTATCAGAATCAACACGCCTATCAGTATTAGGTAACGTAGAACAACAAAAAGCACTAGAGACAACAATCTCCCTAACAAATGCTTTCGGAACATCTGCTGACGAACTTCGTGGAAAAATTAACTTCCTAAACGCAGTTGAAAACCAAACTGTAACATCTATTGAAGACCTGACAACTGCTATTCCAAAAGCAGCACCAGTTATCAAGCAACTTGGTGGCAACGTAGAAGACCTGTCATTCTTCCTTACAGCAATGCGTGAAGGTGGTATCAATGCATCTGAAGGTGCCAACGCTCTAAAGTCTGGTCTTGCATCTCTTATTAATCCAACTAACAAGGCAAGCAAAATGCTTGAAGGTTTTGGAATTAATATTCAAAGTATTGTTCAAAAAAATAAGGGTGATGTAAAAGGTCTAGTTATTGATTTTGCTAAAGCACTAGATACACTAGACCCTCTAAATCGTGCTCGTGCTATTGAGCAACTATTTGGTAAGTTCCAATTCTCACGTCTATCTACATTGTTCCAAAACGTAATTAAACAGGGTAGCCAAGCATCAAGAGTTCTAGAACTAACTAAACAATCATCTGCAGAACTTGGAATCCTTGCTCAACGAGAGCTTAATCGTATTTCATCATCACCAATGTATAAATTCCAAAAAGCAGTAGCTGACTTTAAAAAAGAACTTGCCCCTGTTGGTGAAGAATTTATTAAAGCTGTTACACCACTTATTAAATTCGGTACAGATGTTCTTAAAGCATTCAATAATCTTGATGGCGGAGTAAAGCAATTTATTATTACAACTACAGGTGTTATTGCTGGTCTTGGACCAATTATGCTTATGACATTTGGTTTGATTGCTAACGGTGTCGCTAACCTTATTAAAGGTTTTTCTTTTGTAAAGAGTATATTTAATAAAACAACTACTGCTTCACAGGTTCTTGGTGAAACTACTGATTATATGACACAACAGCAAATTGAAGCTGCTGCAGTTGCTGCCTCATTAGACCAGGTACACAATAAACTTACACAATCATTTACTGTAGAAGCAAAAGCAGTAGCAAACCTAGCAGCACAATATGAAAAAGCTATTTCTGCACAAGTTGCATTTAGTGGTGTTGCTGCAAATGGAGGAAAAGGAAAGGCTAAAACAGCACCCAAAAAATACGCTAGTGGTATTTTTAGTGTTCCTGGTCCTAAAGGTGCTGGAGATATTATACCAGCAATGCTTTCTCCAGGTGAAGCAGTCATTCCTGCAAAACCTGCACAAAAGTATCGTGGTTTTATTAAAGGCATGATTGCTGGAAATATCCCAGGATTTAATAAAGGTAAAAAAGCAGACGAACCTTTATCAAAAAGACTAAAGGATAGAATGGATGAAGCTCCATCACATATTAAATCTCAAAAACAAAAACATACATGGGCAACTAGAAACACGGAACTTGACATAATAAGAAAAGTTGCTAGACAACATGGTGTTAGCACATCTGGATTCTTTGAAACTCAATATATGACAAATCACGCTTCTCACTTAGAAGAGTCTTCTAGAAGAGTAAATGTTGGAAGAGGACTTTATGAAAGAATAAAACAATGGTTTGCTAGAAACCTGATGACCGACTTGGGGATTGTTAACAAATCGCTTCAAGATATATCTGGTGAGGGTTTTGGTTCTGGTTCAAGCAAGAAAAAAATCCGTGACGAAGTTATGGGTAATTCTAAACAAATGGCTAAAGAACTTGGAATATCTGAAAAAGAATTTAAACAAATTGCTAAAGATGTTCTTGCTGGAAAGCATATGACTACTCCAAAGTCTGCAGCCGTTGCAGCAAAAGTTTTGCGTGTAGCAGAAAAACAAGCAACTACACCACAGGCAAGAGCTAAGTATTCTGGAGCAGCAGGTGTTCTTGAACATAGGACAGCCGATAAAAGTTCAAAAGCATTTTACAAAACACTTGATGACAGAGCATATGTTGAAGACGATAAGAAAAGACTTGCTGATGAAAAAAGAAGAATTGATAAAAAAATAGAAATTGTTAAAAATGCAACTGACGAAGAAGTTAAAAATCTTAAAGATAAAAGAAAAGCAATAGAAAAAGCAAAAGCAAAAATAGATAATGAGGTTCAACAATCTGCTGCAAAAGCAGCAAAAGCTCAGGTATCTGCAAACAATGAAAAAGGAAAAACTGCTGGAAAACAAAAAAGGGCTGCTAAAGCCGAGGGTGCAAAAGCAAAAACAGAAGAAGCAAATGCTAAAAAAACAACTGCAGCAAAAACAAAACCAACACCAACAATTGCTGTAACAGAACAACTTGGTAATGGAGTTACAAAAATAACAAAACCAGATGGGAAAGTTCAGTATAAAGTAAATAATAGATATGCCAATGCTGAAGTAGCACAATCACTAGTTAGTCAAGCTCCTGCATCTAAAAAAACAAGTAGATTTGGAAAAGTTGGTTCATTCCTTTCTAGAAGAGGTGTTCTTGGTGGAGCAGGTATGGCTGCTAGTATGGGTGGCAGTATGCTTGGTGGAGACATTGGAAATACTCTTGCAAATGTTGGAAACGCTGCATTTATTGCCGATGTAGGTAGAAGTTTTATTCCAGCAAAAGCAAAAGCAAAACTTGTTACATTTGGAGTAGAAAAGTTACTTCCAATACTCAAAAATCTTGCTCCAATGTTTTTAAAATTGGGTCTTGTGCTGACAGTAGCGACAACAGCATATGAAATATTTACAGCAAATGCTAAAAAACAAGCAGAAATTTCTAAAGCAGTTGTAGATACATTATCTATGAGTAAAGATAAATTAGATAAAGTTAATGAATTCTTTGGAACAAATGCACAACTATCTGGTATTAGAACTTTGTCTGTTGCTGGCGAAGGTCAAACAGGAAAACAAGCAAGTCTTGCAGAACAGTTTAGAACAAGTGACCAATTCAAATCTCTTTATGGAGACCAGGCAAGCAAATTACGTGGAGCAACAGATAAGCAATTTGCAATAACAATGCAATCACTAGCACTTGATTTATATGGTCAAGGTGTTGGTGCTGAACAGGTACAAATTATTGTTGATGCTATTAAGAAAGAAGCTCAAAAAACAAACGTTGTTATTAAGTTTAAAGATTTGACCTTAGATACAGAAACAGGAAGACAAAATCTAGCTAAAAGTATCAAGGAAATTACAGATGGCATGGTAAAAGAACTTCAGTCTCAAAGAGATTGGCTTGGTCTTAACTGGTTAGCTTCTGCAAATATAGATGCATATACTTCACAACTAAGTGGATTTATTTCTGCACTATCTCAAGAATTTGAAAAAGGAAAAATTTCAGTAACTGAATTCCAAACTTCATTTAGTAGAATTGAACAAAGTTTTTATCAAGCAGAAAAGGCAAATCCTGGAGATGGACTTTCTTATTTAAATAATGTACTTCAAAAAACTAGTCCAGAAGTTGCTTTTGCTGCAGCAGGAATCACTGATTTAAATAATCAATTAATGGTTACAAAATTAGCTGCCAAGGGTGCTGCTATGAGTACTCAGTTGTTAGCAGATGTTGCAGCTGGAGATATCAATGCAATCGACTACCTAGATGATTTAAATAAACTTGAAGATAAAAAAAATAATGATACGATAAAGCAACAAAAGATTATTTCTGGCATAACTACACAACAAAAAAATCTTCAAAAACAAGAAACAGCAGTTAATAATTTATATGATAAAAGAATTACTGCACTTGAAAGAATTGATTCGCTAAATCAATCAATTTCAGATAGACAAAAGGGACAACTTGATTTAGCAGATGCCCTTTCTCAAGGTGATGTATTCCGTGCTGCTCAAGCAATGCAACAAATTAGAGCAGATGAAGCTAAGGTTGCTCTAGAACAACAAAAAAATTCTCTTCAGGATGCAAGAGATAAACAAACTGGTGCATTGCAAAATAAACAAGACAACCTAGACAGTGCTTTAACTTCTGCTCAATCTAAACTTAATGATATTTCCAATACACAAATGGACCCATATGTATCAAAAATAAATTCAAAAACAATGGAACAGTTGTTTACTCAATATGGTTGGCTATATAAACTTGTAAATGTAAATCTGTGGTTTGCAGACCAAGATACAGTTAAAAAAGAATTTGGTAAATATGTATCAGGAAATAAAAAAATTGCAAATTCCGAAGACCCTTTAGGAATGTTTAAAGGCAAAAAAGGAAATGTATTACCTAATGGTTTTGGTCCTGGTCATGCCGATGGTGGACATATCACAGGTCCAGGTAGTGGAACAAGTGATTCAATCCCTGCCATGCTTTCAAATGGTGAATATGTTGTTAGAGCAAATGCTGTAAAGAATATTGGTGTACATACCCTTGATAAACTAAACCAAGCAGATAGAATGAACTTTGCTGATGGTGGACTAGCAGGATTTAGACAGTCTGAACATAAAGTTCCTGGTAAAGAACGTTTTGGTCTTAATGATATTGCTGCTGGACTAGCCAACCCAATCATTCAAGGTGGAGCACAAGGCTCAGACGTTATGGGTGGTTTTGCAACTGCACAATCATATATGAATGTAGCTTCTGGTAAGGGAGGAGTTTTTGATTATCTAACCGCAATTCTTACACCATTTGCACTTACTGGATTTGGTGGAGCAAGTAAAGCAGGAATGTTTGGAAAGCTTGCGTCTAAATTACCAGGCGGTATAAAAGCAACAGCATTAAATCAAACAGCAAGACATAGAAGTATTTTTCCAATTAAAGAAGTTTATCATCCACTAGATGTAGCAACTGAAAATGCTAAAACTTTTGGACCAGGAACTTATTTTGGTAAAAATTCTAAAGTTTCTGGTAGCATTTTTAGAGACTTTGGAAATGAATCACATAAAATTACAACAACACCAAAAGCAGCCATAAAAACTTTATTTAGTAAAGGTTATGCAAACATAGAACAACTTACAGAAGAGTGGACAAAAAATAGCGGAAGAACATCTTATATCCAAAATTGGGACAAGCTTTCAAAAGAAAGTAAACAAAAATTTGTTATGGACCAACTAGATGGAATGACTTGGGATGACCCATTTATTCAAAACCTAATTGCTAAAGGTTATATTGGTTTTAAAAATGGAGATGCTTTGTCAAACTGGATGGTTGGTGTTCCAGGTTCTGGATATGGTCTAAAGCATATTCCTAACAAACTTCCAAAAGTTTCTGGAAAAGTTACAAAAATAAATAAAATAGTACCAGGACTAATCGACCAAGGAAAGTCTCGGTCCCCATTTAATAATCCATTAATTTCACCAAGTAGAACTGGACAGGATTATCTAATGGCTGCAAAAGCAACTGGAATAAATATAATGGACACAATTCCTCACTTTAAAAAGGGTGGTATGTTTCGTACTGGATATGTTGATGGCGGACTAGCACTTCTTCACGATAAAGAATTTGTTATGAATGCTGGGGCAGTTAAAGAATACGGTGTTGACAAGCTTAAAGCCATGAATAATGGAACATACAACAATGGTTCCGTGTATAATAGTTATGGAGTAAATATCAATGTTGGTGGTTCTAATTCAAATGCCAGTGACATTGCACGAACAGTAATTAGAGAAATCAAAAAGATTGATTCTCAACAAATTAGGAGCACTAGAATTTAATGACAGATAACTATGCAGAATATTTAAATGGTAGAAAGAAATATTCTCGTCCACAAGCAATGCTATGGGCAAATAATTCTGGAACATTTTCAGTAAGAGAAGCATCAAACATTACTGCAGTTACTCCATCAAATCCTGCTGTTGGTAGTGTAAAGTATACTGCTGCTAACAATTTTGCCATTGGAGATTTTGTTAATATTAGTGGTCTTGCTCCAGATGCATATAACGGCACATATGCAATTACTGGAGTAAATCCAACATTTTTTGTTGTTACAAATACAACTACCGCAGGAGTTACAGATGCTATTGGTGTTGCTGGAAAAGCATCATATGTTCCAACTGGAACTGAAATTAATGCAGATAGCTCTTCTAATAACTTTATTATCCTATCTGATG